CGTAGACGAGGAGCTGGAGGCTACAGCCAATGCGGGGCTTGATCTACAACCTGCTGGACTGGGTGACCGATCGCTTAGTGGACCTGATGATCTGGATGGAACCGAGGAAGCCGAGGAGGCAAGAGCTTGATTATCACGTCAGTGCCTTGCCTGAAGAAGTCTTAGCCATCGTGCGCATCAGCTGGTATAAGGAAGGCAAGCCAGATGAAATTGACGAAACTATCTTGTTTGAAGACGGCCAAAACGGTTACGACGCATTCGCTGCATTGGTTACTACTGCATTGAACCGTGGCGCTAATGTCAGCATTCGCAGCGGCTATCAACCGGAAGATCTTGGCATTGAACGATGAGCACACCAGAAGCGCTCTACCGCAATGCAATAGATCTGAACCGCTACAGCAATAGCGTTGCGCGGCGTGTGATCAATGCCTACAACGACATCATCATTGATGCCGTCAATCAACTGCGCACCATTGATGAGATATCGGCGCCAGTCAAAGCGGCGCGGCTCCGCGCGATCCTTGCTCAGTTGAAGGACAGCTTGGCAACATGGGCAGGCGATGCAACGGAGCTGACAGCATTAGAACTGCAAGGCATTGCAGAGCTGCAATCTGAGTTTGTGGCTGGTCAATTGCGGCGTGCATTGCCGGCAGGTGCACGTGATGCAGTGCGCACCGTTGAGATCAGCCCGCAGTTTGCGCAGTCAGTGGTCACCACGGATCCGACGCAGATCAACGTGGTGGCGCTGTCGGACGACCTGTTTGCTGCAGTACAAGGTGCACCGGCAACATTCAGCCTCACCGCAGCGCAAGGTGCCACAATTACGTTGCCCAATGGTGAAGTGGTCACCAAAGCATTCCGCGGCATTGCAGTAGATCAAGCAGAGCGGTTCTCGCAAGTCGTGCGGCAAGGTCTGCTGACTGGTGAGCCAACGCCAGCCATTGCCAAGCGGTTGATTGGAAACCTTGAATTTGGCGAAGAGGCTAAGACCGTGAAGCAGCTAGTTGCAGCAGGCGGGCAGGCAACAGCGGTTGCGGATAATCAGATCGTTAGCCTTGTGCGCACCAGCATCAACCAAGTAGCCAATGCAGCTAGTCAACAGGTGTACGAAGCAAATCAAGACATCACTAAAAAGTATCGCTATGTGGCAACACTGGATACCCGCACCAGTAGCATTTGCCGTGCATTGGATGGTCGAGAGTTTGAATACGGCAAAGGCCCGACTCCGCCGCAGCATTTCAATTGCAGATCAACGACAGTGCCGGTGATCGACTACGACGAGTTGGGTTTCACGCCACCACCGCCAGCAAAGCGTGCATCAGCAGGTGGCCAGGTGCCGGCAGATCAAACTTACGGGCAATGGCTGGCAAAGCAAGATCTTGAGACCAAGGCCAAGGCATTGGGCGCTAACAAAGTGCCGTATTTCAACCGGCTTGCTGACAAGTATGGCCCAACTGATGCCATCGCCAAGCTAGTTCGTGATGACGGCTCAGAGCTAACCTTAGATCAGCTTCGTGCACGATATGGACCTGCCTAGCCTGCGGCATTTTCAGAATGGTTTGATCGTCAGCGATCCTGTGCAAGCATTAGTCGGCGAAGCATGGGTTCAAGCAGTGCTGTGCCAACGTGAAGATGGTAGCCAGTATTGGGCGACGCTTGACATGGCTAAACTTACAGCAGTAACAGAGTGGTGCTATGCCATTGAAAAAGGGCAAGTCGCAGGCTGCAGTATCAGCCAACATCAAAACGGAGATGAAAAAAGGCAAGCCGCAAAAGCAAGCGGTAGCAATCGCGCTCGCAAAAGCCGGCAAGTCACGCAAGGGTAAGAAGTGATGGCTAAGAAGCCTGGCCTATACGCCAACATTGCCGCCAAACGCAAGCGCATTGAAGCCGGCAGCAAGGAGCGCATGGCACGTAAAGGCGAAGCCGGCAGGCCATCTGCTGCTGCATTTAAGGCGGCCGCTAAGACCGCGAAGAAAAAGAAATAATCAGCACGGCTAGAATGCGATTATGAATTAATAAAAGCCAATGGCCCGTACCTACAAACGCGACTCCATAGGGCGCTTTGCCGGCGGCGGCGGCGGCGGCGGTAAATCCAAGTCCGGCTCTACGCGCTCCGCTAACACTGCTCGCTCTAAAGAATTAAAAGCTAAAGGCACAACTGCCATCGGCGGTCGCGTCAAGGCGCAAGGCTTTTCTGGTCAAAAAGCCGCTCAGCAGCGGGCCGGCGGACTTCGAGCCACTAGCACAAAAGGCTTGAAAACAAAAGGCACCGGTGCAGGTGCAGGCACTCGTGCTGGTATGAAGGCCAGTGCTGCTCAAGTTGGGAAATCACGCTCTAAGGCTGCCTCTAAAGGCACCAAGAAAATGAGCAAGGCTCCGGTGAGTGCTGCTAAAACTCGCTACAAGGATCTAAGCGGCCGCGCTCGTCAGTCCTCACCGTTCCGTTCTGCGGCAGACAACCGCAAAGCCGCTGGTGCCAAGCGCAGCCTCGCAACGATGATCAAAAAGCGCGGGCGTTAATTAGCTTGCAAATTCATCCCAAGTTCCCAAGCTTTCCATAATCTCTTGGGCAAAATCGGTGATGAATACCAAATCGCCATCCTCATCCCGAGCGATGGCGATAACTCTTGATAGGTGCATGTTGCCAACGGCAGCAAATAAACACACCTCATTGCCGTTTTCGTCGACATCAATGATCCGCTTCAACGCACTGCGAATAGCGCGTGATCCAAGGCCGTCTGGGTCCGATGCGATAATTTCCATGCGGCTAGCCTAGTCCAGCGACGGCCAATGGCGCCATGATCACCTACCGCGGCGAGCAGTTTGACGGCTACAACAAGCCGAAGCGGACGCCAAAGCATCCGAACAAATCGCACGCGGTGCTCGCCAAGGAAGGCGACAAGGTAAAGCTGATCCGCTTTGGCCAGCAAGGCGTTAGCGGCAGCCCATCACGCGAGGGTGAATCCGCCGCGGCCAAAGCACGACGAGCTTCTTTCAAGGCGCGTCACGCCGGCAATATCGCTAAGGGCAAGATGTCTGCTGCGTGGTGGGCAGATAAAGAGAAGTGGTAACGTAGAGGTGTAATTAAGCCTGCGGCTTATCCATGTCTGATGAACAACAAACCCAAGAGTCTGCGACTACTGGGGTTGAAGCTGAAGCGTTGCAGCGCAGCGTAGAAGCGCTAGAGCGCAAGAATCAAGAGCTGATTGCTGAGCTGCGTGCAGCAAAGAAATCCAAGGCGCCTGATGGCGTTGACATCAATGAGCTACTGGAATTCAAGCGCCGCGCTGAACAAGCCGAACTTGAATCTCAAGGAAAGTATACCGAAGCCAGACAGGCTTTGGAGCAGCAGTTCCGTGAGGCGACGGCGCAGAAAGACCAGCGCATTGCCGAGCTTGAGTCCCGCGTGCGGGAACTTGAGCTGCTTACACCAGCTGTCAGCGCCTTAGCTGACATCGTTCACGATCCCGACCTAGTGCTCAAAACCAAGCTGAACGCTGATCAGATCGAGCGGGAAGCTGATGGCACTGTTGTCGTTGTAGACGGCTACCAACGCACGCCCGTTAGCGAGTGGGCAAAGCAAAGCCTGCCAGCTTGGATGCAAAAGCAACCCAAGCCACAAGGCAGCGGAGCACCAACCGGCGGCAGCAATGGCACTATCCCGACTGGCATGAGCAATCCATTCAACCGCGATAGCTTCAACCTCACCGAGCAGTCGCGCCTGTTCCGTACAGACCGCGACCTATATGAGCGGATGAAAGCTGCAGCTAACCGTTAGTATTTGAATGTCTGCTCGTGATGGCTGCGCCACATAGAGCCTAGGGCTGCGCCCACATCCGTAAACCCTTTTTGAGGATTAGTCATGGCGACCCTTCGCTCTGACGTCATCATCCCCGAGGTATTTACGCCTTACGTCATTGAGCAAACCACTCAGCGTGATGCCTTCCTGGCTTCCGGTGTGGTGCAGCCCATGGCGGAGCTGAATGCCACCGAGGGCGGTGATTTCATCAACGTTCCCTTCTGGAAAGCAAACCTTTCCGGCGATTTCGAGGTGCTGACCGACAGCACAAGCCTCACCCCTGGCAAGATCCAAGCCGACAAGCAAGTTGGCGTGATCCTGCACCGTGGTCGCGCTTTTGAGTCTCGTGACCTGGCTGCTCTTGCTGCCGGTTCCGATCCCATGGCCGCCATCGGCGCCAAGATCGCTGATTACATCGCTAACCAGCGCCAGAAGGATCTGCTGTCCTGCCTTGGCGGTGTGTTCGGCAGCCTGGGATCTACCTCCAGCTCCGCCGCCTTCTTTGGTCTGACCATTGATGGCGAGTCTGGTGATACCCCCACCACGCTGAACCCCCGTCACGTTGCTGAAGCCCGCAGCCTGCTGGGCGATCAAGGCGACAAGCTGGCTGCCGTTGCCATGCACTCCAAGGTCTATTACGACCTGGTTGAGCGCAAGGCAATCGACTACGTGACCGAGACAGACGCACGTCTGACCTCTAGCGTCACTGATTTCGTTGGCGGCAGCATTGCTGGTGCCTACGGTCCCGTGAGCGTGCCGACCTACATGGGTCTGCGCGTGATCGTGTCTGACGATGTGCAGACCGATGGCAGCGGTTCTTCGACCGAATACGCCACCTATTTCTTCACCCAAGGCGCTGTTGCCAGCGGTGAGCAGATGGCGATGCAGACCGAAACCGATCGTGACATCCTCGCCAAGAGCGATGCCATGTCGATCGACCTGCACTATTGCTATCACCCGGTTGGCGCAAAGTGGGCGGTGACTACCGCTAACCCCACTCGCGCTCAACTGGAAACGGTTGCTAACTGGTCGAAAGTGTACGAGCTGAAGAACCTCGGCATCGTGCGCGCCACCAACACCTCTAACTTCGATTGAGGTAACTAACCATGGCACAACCTTCCCAGTTTGAACTGTCCACCGAGCAGTATCTGGTTGCAAACTTTTACATCGCCTCTTCGGTGGCCGATGTGCAGTTTTATACCGCCCCTGTGAAGTGCGAAGTGGTTAGCATCCGTGAGGTGCACGCCGTTGCTGGCGACGATGCTGGTGCTGTCACCGGCACTATTCGTCGTTGCCAAGGCACCGAAGCCGCCACTGCTGGCGACGACCTGCTCGGCAGCACCAAGATCAACCTCAAGGGCACTGCTCTTACTGAGCAGAAGTTCGATGCTGCTGATTCTGGTGAACTGACCAGCACCACCGCCCATCTGACCCTTGAGGCTGGCGATCGCCTGTCTCTGGATGTGACCGGCACCACCACCACCTTGGCTGGTGTGATCTTGACCGTGCTGCTGAAGCGCGTCTGATGGGCATGTTCGCCTTCCGGCGACTGCGCGAACTGGAGGCTGCTTCTAACGAGGCAGCCTCTCTTTCTATTGCAGAGCCCACACTTAAACTTGAAATGACGGAGCCACCCAACGATGGCAGTAGTAATCGACGCAACAGCGGGCGGCGCAAACGCCAACAGCTACCTGACGCTGGCTGACGCTACCGCCATCATTGATGGCTTTGTCGAGGATGCTGATGTGCAGCATTGGAACAGTGGCAATACTGACAGCCGCAACCGGGCGCTGTTTACCGCAACCCAACGGCTAGACCGTGAGCGGTTCCTAGGCGCACGGGCAACAGATACGCAAGCGCTGCAGTGGCCGCGTACTGGCGTGCGCAAGCCGGATACCTACATCAATACTTATGCCATTGGGTTTCCGTTCCGCATCACGACGGACTACTTCACTGACACCGAGATCCCAACGCAGATCAAATACGCGCAGGCTGTGCTGGCGGTGTTTCTGCATAACAACACCAGCGCATTGGGGCTCAGCGGACTTGAGGACTACAAAAACGTCAAAATCGGCAGCCTTGACGTAACGCCAAATGTTGGCTTTGGAGCTGTTGGCGCTGACAAAGTGCCGCCACTGATGGAGCGTTATTTGACAGGGCTTAGAATTAGTGGACCAGGCAACTTTGCGATTCGCCGGAGCTGATCATGCCTCTTATCTCTCCTGCCGGTACTGATGCTGCGACACGGCGGCGTAATGATGGCAGTTATTCAATCGGTGTCGCTGGCACGGCGTTTCGGTCAACTGTAACAATCACCCGCCCCAGCAACACGACCGCCTACACCGCAGGCGACGTGGTTGGCGACACCGGCGGCAGCGCCATTTTGACCTTCACCAACGCCGGTCCCAGCGGCGGTTATGTGCTGGTGCAATCGGTCAGCCTAGTCTTCAGCGACACCGCTGTGATCAGCGGCATGGGCGCCTACCGCCTGCATTTCTACAGCGCCAGCCCTACGGCTATCGCAGATAACGCCGCCTTTGATCTTGTTAGCGGCGAACGCGACACCTACATGGGCTATGTGGATCTGCCCGCGCCCACTGATTTTGGCAGCAGCCTTTACACCCAAGTCGATTATCCCGGTCGCCTGATCAAACTGGCTAGCGCTAGCACCAGCCTGTTTGCTGAGCTGGAAACTCGTGGCGCTTATACGCCCGCATCAGCTAGCACCATCGCTGTTCGCATTAACACGCTGGAGGCAGGTCTCTAATGCGTGGCTCCGCAGCGTTCCGGGCAGCAGTTGCGCCTGGTGGTGTCTTAGCTGGACCATGGGTACGTAATGAACTGTGGCGCAGTGCTCGCGCAGTGCCAAGCCTTGACCTGCGCTTTGCCGAGAACAAGTCATTAGTTGACGCCACTACTGGTCAACAGCTCGTCACCTTCACCCGCGCCAGTAGTGGGACGTTTGTCGGCAGCGATGGGCTGATCAAGACGGCGACGACGAACGAAGCACGCTTCGACCACAACCCC